TTTGAGTCGGGTTTGTGGCAGCGTTATACATTGTTTGATAAGCAGTAGCCGTGTCTTTCGGGCCTTTAAAGTCTTGCCTAATATCGCTTTGCAATTTAAGACCAGCCATTGCTACAGCAGTCGGGTCTTTCAAATCTACAGCCAACTTAGGTGCAGCAGCAGACCTTTTAGCAATTTCAAAGTCTTGGAAAGAACCTTTATAACCTTGGTCTTTAGCAAACTTATACTCAGCAATTGCACTAGGTACTGGCTCACGCTTTGGTGCGCCACTAGCAACAGTTTCAACTTTTCCAGTAGGGCCAATACGAACAAGGTTAGCACCTTCGCCCAATGTAGTAAGTTCACCAGCCATTGCTTTGTTAGAAGCAATCAATTCACCTAATGCCTTGCGCCCCTCTACTGAACTCATTAACTGAGGCATTGCTTTTTGTAAATCAAAGCTAGGTGCAGTCATGCCCTCGCCTACTTGCTGACCCATTATGTCCTCACCATATATCTCTTGAGGCTTGGTTACAGCACCTTGAATAACACCTTGAATTCGTTGCTGTTCAGCTAATGCTTGTTGCTCTAACTTACGCTTACGAATCATGTCAGCTAATTGAACATTTTGTAACTGTCCCTGCAAGGTTTCTTGCATACCGCCTTTATAGGCTTTCTGACCAAGTTGCAAACCTTCAGCAATAGACTGACCAGTATTCCCACCTGCAAACAATCTGCCAGCTAGGGCATACAAGGCTTGTGCTTGTGCATCATCACGATTGCTTTGAACGTCAGCCGCAGACATACCTAGCAGACCCATTGTGTCTGCACCGCCTGTACCGAAAATGTCTAATAGTCCAGCCATGTCAATCCTTAGAAATCAAGCCAGCCAAGTGGATTAGTTTCAGCAAAACTAGTTGCTGCGTTATATGTGGCTGTTGGGCTATTGTTTAACCAATTGCTACCACTATTCCATAAATTACTAATACCAGCAGAACCACCTAGATTTTTATACAAACCACCACCAACGGCAGCAGTACCCAGCAATTTCTGTAACGCAGAAGTATCAGCAGAACCAGATGATGTAGTAGAGCCAACTCGTCCTAATGGGCTGCCATATACCAATGACATATAGTTTTGCAAGTTCTGTTGTGGCTGGTTTTGCAAGAAGTTAAAACGAGTAATGTCTGCACCCAACTGTTGACCTGTATAACCTTCACGCAACTGACCAGCTTGCAACAATTGCTGAATGTCTTGGTAATCAGTAGCCGCTAACTGTGGTGCTGCACCAATGGCTTGTTGCTGACGCTGACGCTCTGCTTCATAGTTCTGATAAGCCAGTTGACCTGCTGTGTTAGTCAATGCTTGTGCATACTGACCAGAAGCCCTATCTTGTAGGTTACCCATAGCACCAGAACCATAACGCCCTGCTAGGCTTGCTTTGGAACTAATATCGCCCATTGTGTTCTGGAACTGAGATTGAGCAGCTTGAGCAGCAGGGGCAAATGCACCTTGAAAGAATGGATTACCACCCAGATAAGCACCGCCCAAAGTACCCTGTAATTGCTGTTGAGCAAGTCCAGTTAAAGGATTACCTGCTAAAGCACGAGTTTCTAAGGCTTGAACACCAGCTTGTGTAGTTTGTGAGGGTGCTACAAAGGTTTCGCCTGTGTAGTATTGCGGCCCACCAGCACCATAAAGGTTAGATGCTTGTTGCAAACCATATCCTAAATATGGCGCAATCGTTGGGTCAATCAAATTTCTGGTTTCAGTTACCATCTTTTACTCCTAAAAGTTCGGATTCCAAGATGGGTCATCCACGGAATCTATTATACATAAATTATTAAAATCAACCAATAATTGCATATCTATACTTCTTATTTGCAGTTGAATTTGCAAAGTGGGTAATCGTAGCCGTACCCTGTCCTTGGGAACTAGCGTAGATGTTTGTTGAGGCAGCGAGTGACACTAAGTTAACAGTCGCTATCACAGATGGCGTAGCTGGTCTTGTAGGGCTTGTTCCAGCAGCGTAATGCTCAATAATTACACCAACATCTGACGCTCTCCACATCAACTGGATATAGTCATTAGCTGCTAAATCTACATAAAAGTTCATAGCCCCAATCAAGTGGTATGGGTCACCAGATGATTTTCTCTGCGCTAAACCAAACCTACTGTTAGAGGCAGCTATATCTGTTCCATTCTTTCTAAACCAAATATCAGCATCTTGTGAGTCATTGGTAGTATTTTTTAATTGAATACTAAACTGTATGTTATATAGCCCTGCCACTTTTACATTTAACCTAGAACTATTTGATAAAGTAACCCCATTGGAGAAGTCTGTTGTATCAAAAGTAATAGGGTAGGCAGTCGTTGTATTAGCTACAGTCTGGTCTGTTCCGTCTTGAAAAGCCCCATAAGGTGCGTAATCAGCATTAGCCGCAGCAGAGGCAGGGACAAAGATTATTACGCTGTCTGGGCCTATCCTTCTGTCTGTCAACGTAGTAGTAGTAGCACCACCTGTCGCCAGCGTCAAAGTCCCTGTGTTATTGGTCTTTCCGTCCATGATGCCACGGACAACTTCCGACACAGCCCTTTGGTCACCACCAAAAGCAGGTAGGCTTCTAAACATCAGCGAACCCCTTGTGGCGTAATATCCACATCAACAGCAACAGCAGTTTTCCAATTAGAACCAGTAGGAACTAGGTTTAGTCTGTGATACCTACCAGCAGAACGCAAGGAAACCCGATTTTCTGAGTCGGCAGCAGTAGAAGTCCCATAAGTGACAGATTGGTTTAGCAATGTGCGTGAAGCAATAGATAACGAGCCAGAGCCATTGTCAACAATAGGTCTAGCCAAAGTCACTACGGAATTAGCACCCACATCTATATCACCAGTTGAGATATTCCCTGTAAGGTTAGTACCAGTAAATGTATAAACTCTAGTTCCGTAAGTTCCACCTAAGAAATACTTACCACCGATATATAGCAACGAATCTAAACTTGTTGTTAAAGCGTCAATACTTCCTGAGATGGCATCTAGGTCTTCCAATGTCAATGCGCCTGATGACACTTCACCCAAGTAATCAGTTCCTGCATCTGCATAAGTCCACTTCTTAGTTGCAAAGTTGTAAATCATCAATTTACGATTTGCATCAACTGATTTGTAATTCCAAATTACTAATTTACGAACAGGGTCAATAGTGGCAGACATTGAGTTGTAATCTGATTCACTAGCATCACTAAGGAAGAACCTGTCTACCTTTTCAGCACCAATAGGCACAACTTGTTGCCCATCACACATATAGAAACCATCGTCTGACAAGAAGAAAGTTATACCTTGGTATTGTGCAACAGAGCCTGAAACCATACATCCCTTGTTGCGAGAGATATTGTCAAACTGGAAGATAAACGGAGTACCCACATAAGTCATCCGAGATATTGAACGCTCTAGTAAAACTATACCAAACTCACCACCACGGATTCCCATAATTTGACCGCCATCAGGAATGTCCTGATAGTCAGACTGAGTGTTTACGTTTTCTGTCCAATCTGTCTCATCATTGATAGCTGACCAACGGACACGATATTGTTGCTGTGTCGTTTCTAGCGTATTGGCACAAACAACAAAATCACGCACAACAGTAATAAACTTAGCAATAGGGGCAGCAGCCGATACCTCTGCAAAAGTGCTAGATGTTCCAAGAACCCAAGACTTTAGCTTATCAGCGTTATTACAAATAATGACAGTTTTACCAAACTGAGTAAATCTTACTCTATCGTTTGAGCCAGTTGTTAAGCCTGTATTTACTTGCGTCAAAGTGCCAGAACTACCAACTGTGTAAATCTTAGATGCGCCAGCAGCAAAAGAATATGTATTTCCATCTGGGGCTTTACCAGCATATAAAGAAGTTAAGTTCTCTGCTGCTGCGCTAGAAAATGATATAGGCGTAGGGAATGGGCCGTACCCAATGGCTTGAGACACAACATTTTTAGCGTCTGTCAATGAGCCAGATATACCTGATTGGTCAGGCATCCATTCGCCAAATGTTATCCTTGTCGTAGCCATGTGTTACTTCCTTGAGATTGTTCAGTCCATACATTATCATTGGAAGATACTAAAGTCCATGTATTATCATCTTCTGGAACTATCGTCCAATTGTCTCCAAGTCTATGACCATCAGCCGTAACTGTTGATAGACATGATATATCGGCTACGCCAGCATATATCGCAGAAGCAACAGCTACTACATCGGCATTGGCTTCTATACTTGCTACAGCACCTACAACCAAACCACCATTTGCTACTACTGTTGCATCACCAGTAATTGCACCACTACCAAATTGAACCCTAATACCATTAGCAGTTACATCCGCAGTAGCTGTTACAGAAGCTACAGCATTTGCTAAGATTCCACCAAGAGCCGTAACATTAGCATTACCAGTAATAGAACCATCAGCAAACTGAACTCTAGTTCCTGTTGCAGTTACATCAGCGTTAGCAGTTACGCTACCACTACCTAACTGGACACGAATAGCATCTGCAATAACAGTAGCATTGGCATCAATAGCACCAGAGCCAAACTGAACCCTAGTTCCTACTGCTGAACAAGTAGCAGAACAATCAATGCTTGCGCTTGCAAACTGAATAGCTATTGCATTTGCTGTTACTGTTGCTGAACCATTTACCGCCCCACTACCAAACTGAACCCTTGTGCCATCGGCTGTAACGCTTGCAGACGCAGTTACAGACCCATAGGCATCCCATAGGGTTACAGAGGTTGTATAAAGTGAACTATCGAGTGTAAGCGTTAAGCTATCAATGCTAGACTTTAAATTGTCTAGCGAGTCAATCGTCCACGGAGGCAGTAAGTCAGCCATCTCACGCCAAAGTAACGCTCAATGAACCAATAGCAATACGGAACACATCGCCAGTTGCAATTGTTTTAGATGCGTCTAATGGTGAGTGATACAGTAAATTACCTGTAGTCAAAGCATCACGGATTCCAATGTGTGTGATTGTTCCCCATGAACCGCCAGCTTGAGGAAACTCAATAACGGCAGAATTGGTAGAAACACCATTAGAAGGCGCACCAAAAGTTACAGACTGACGAGCATAGCTAGTGCCAGAACATTCAGTTCCAGTATCAGCATCTGTTGGGTCAGTCGTATAAAGTGCCAAGTACACAGTTGTTGGTGCTGTGTAAGCAGTTGCTCTCAATGTTACATTGATAAGAGCATTTTCCAAGTAGTTAGACATTTCAGACATAGTTTCACCTTAAAGTTAATTTCATTGCTAACGGAACACCAGAATACTGAGTATTTTCATCAGACCTAGTGAGGGAAGAAATTGCTCTGTCGTACATAGTTCCCCATGTATTGATACGAGCATCATTCATTAAATAAGGCTCTGCTTCAATCAATGAAGCGTAAAGCAAAGCATCAGGTGCTGTAGTCAGAAATACGTTAGAAACATTACTAACAGACAGATACGCTGGCGCAGAATAATAAAGCATCTTTAACGTATAGATACCATCAGGTGCAGGTGCTAATTGAAACTCAGCAGCAAGAATAGTGTAAGACTTAGGAACACCAACTTCTGATGTTCTTGGGTCATTAGACAAAGCAGATGGGCTAGAGTAACTCAATGGTTGAATTGGGTTTGTCATCACCACAAAGTCACGAATCTCTAAGAAGTCGCTAGGTACTTCTACAGTTGCATCTCCTGAGACTGTGCTAGTTGTTACAGACTTGAGCATCTGACGAATACGCAGTTCTCTACGCAGACGATTCTCAGCAAATGTAATGAAATCTGGTATCTGGCTTGTCAAGTCAGACCTAGCCAAGTAACTGGCTATTGAAGTCTGTAAATCAGAGTAGGTAGCAAAACTCATACAACTCCTGTCCTAGTGCGCCATGCACGATTCATTGGGTCATTTAACCAAGCAGCAAAACGCTTGTCATCAAGAACAGCAAAGCCACGCATGATTCCAGCTTTGTTCAAGTCATCAATGACAGTCATAGGAATAGATGCAACCTTATTGCCAAACAATTGGTCAGACCATCTTGCTCTCTCGTCATACGAGTTATATTCTTTTTTATTCTGCTCAACAATGTCAGACACATCTTGACGAGTCTGAATAACGATACCGCCCTCACCATCAGCGTGAACAGCAGTTTGTCTAAAATTGTTAGGGTTTTGCATAGCCTAATTCTATCAGTTTGAGTAGAAAAGAAAATGCCCCAGATGTTTAGTCTGAGGCATTTTAGAGTTACACCAGATTAAGGTGTCAAGTCAGCCAAAATGCCGTGAGCAGCTTGGTTTTTTACTTCCAAGGTGTACTCGCACAGCAACTGAGTGCTTTCGTTGTCGCCAGTTACAGCCAACTCGTTGGTCTGGAAAGGACGCAGATAAGCAATAGCAGCCATGTCAGGGTCAAGGATAAACGCTGTTTCGCCACATGAGTTAGTGGAAGTCATGAACCTGTTGGGAACAATTGAGATTGCACCGAAATCTGACAGGTAAACGTCCGCAGCCGAAATGATGGTTGTAGGCGTATTGCTTGGGGCCATGAAACGCTGTGCAGCAATACCAGTAAAGGCAGAAACCAACTGCTTGTGAGCAGGGTTCACCATCAATACTTTAGGATTGCCACCAGAAGCGTAAACTTCTTTAACGACAGTTTGCAAAATTGCCTCTGTGAAAGTGCGGTTTGTACCATCTGTACGAGCAGTAGTACCCAAGTCGCCAGCCACGCCAGAAGTACCGCCATCATAGTTAGAATTCAACCATGCTTGCAGACCACCCAATTTACGAGCAGTAGAAGAATTGCCGTTAGCAGCAACTTGGTTGCTCAACAAGGTTGTCTCCATGTCACGCTTGATTTCGCTGGACGCTTTAGCTAATTGGTCTTGTTGTTTGCTATGGCTCGTTATTTCCATAACCCTCTTTCGAGGCTCATACTTTCATATGAGAACAGACTATATCATCACCCATTTCTGGGGCTAGGCGCTTCGAGCCACTTGGCTCTACGGGATTACTCCCTAGTCGTTGAACCTTCACCTTTTCGGGTGCTTGGCTGCTGATTGTCCAATCCTCTATCTTTTCAAACATTCGCACTTGCCATCTCTAGCTATGCTGTAGTGTTAGAGGCTCTAAGGAGTTTCCAGCAATTCACCTAGTTTTTACAATATTCGTTACCGAATATGGGCGCTTAATGTAAAGCTAACGCCTTTTCAGACTTACGACCTGCTTTGTCAACAGCTTGCAAAGTGCCAGAAATCTTAATAGTTTTCTGTGCAATTTGGCAACGATTGCCGACACGAGTCGTAGGCGACATAGTAGCGTCAGATGCCGTTGCACCCTCGACTGCGTAGTTGTCTAAAACTGGGGCGGCAAGCGAATCGACTTGCCACTCATGCAAAACAGCAGTTGCTTTAGTTTTGCCGATAGACGACATAAATGGGACATCTGTTGGTGAAATCGAGTAGATAACATCCGAAAGGTCTTCACGCATACCGATTGCGGTATATGTTTGATAGGTAGCCATAATTTAATACTCCAAAATTTATAAAAATCGTTCAAATGCTCTGGCAGCGTCTGAGACTTTTCCTGTCTCACGCAACCTTTGCATTGCCTGTTTGTCTTGTGAAGACTTAGCTTGGGGAACTGAAGTACCAGAACGCATCATCTTAGGGGCAGACTGGAGTTTTTTATTCAACTCTGGTTTGCTCTTTTGAAGTTGCTCATACTTCATTGCCTTATACAAGGTATTCACAGCACGACTGTCATACACGGAACTAAGTTCTTGGTCAGTCCAACCTACAG